AATGACACAGGATGTCAGGAGTGTATAATGACATTCTAGGAGACTAATATATGGCGTTTGGTATAACAACTTTTGCAGAAGCACCTTTTTCGGCACAAGGCCAACAGAACGCTGTCGTAGCCGTTACAGGCGTAGCCTCCACTTTAGCTTTAGGATCAACAACAATAGGATTGGTACCGTCGATCACGGGCCAATCAATGAATACCGCTGTTGGTAATGTAGGGGCAGCGCTTGCGGCAACACCAACAGGACAATCCCTATCCTCGGCTCTTGGTTCCCCTGCTATTTCAGGGACAGCTCTTGCTACACCAACAGGTTTATCAGCAAGCACGGCTCTTGGTACGGTTACCCCTCAACTTAATCCAACCATTGTTGGTCAAGAATTAACATCCGCTCTTGGTACGGTTACTGTTGAAGCAGGAGCGGTGGCAACACCGACAGGCTTAGCACTGACCACGGCCCAAGGCACAACCACTCAAGAAGTTATTGTTTCGCTAACAGGACTAAGTAGTTCTGTATCACTAGGAGCAACTGATATTATCGGTACAGCGGTGGCAACACCAACAGGTCAAGCAGCAACATTAGCTCTTGGTACACCTGTTGTATCGGCAACAGCAACCGTGGTGCCACTTGGACAATCAATGTCCATGTCTCTCGGCACACCGACCTTGATTATTAGCTCTGTGGCAACACCAACAGGTCTAGAAATGACAACTTCGGTAGGCACACCAGCGATATATTCATGGCAAGAAGTTGATGACTCAGAAACTTCAACGTGGACAGAAGTCGATGATAGTGCTACAATGTCGTGGTTAGATGCAGCATAAACTATGAGTACATATTCAACACGACTAAAAATAGAATTAATTGGTTCAGGAGAGCAATCCAACTCTTGGGGTAATACGACTAATAATAACTTTGATCAGGTATTTGAGCAATCAATTGCTGGTGTATACAGTAAAAACTTAGCAGCAGAAACAAGTCCTTATACACTGACCTCGGGTAACGGACCACAGACACAAGCGAATAATGAAGCACGACAAGCTGCTATTTTGTTCACAGGACATACAAGTGATTTTATCGTACAGTTTCCTACTGTAGAAAAATTATATTTCTTACGTAATGCTAGTTCAACTTATAAGATTACAGCAAGACTTGGTGGAGCAGGAAATACTTTTGTTGTTAATCCATCAAGAAATGTTTTCATTGCAACCGATGGTACTAACTGGTTTGAATTACAAACACAAGGAAGTGACTGGTTAACAAAGACAACAACATATACCGCTTTTCCTGGTGATAAAATATTTGCTGATACATCTAGTGCTGCTTTTACTATTACACTACCAGCTTCACCTAGTGTTGGTGATGAAGTTCGTTTCTTAGATTTAGCAAATACATTTGATTCAAATAATTTAACCGTTGGTCGTAACAGTGAAAAGATTGATGGTGCAACAGCAGATTTAACAGTAGCAACTGAGGGTGCTGCTTTTGCGTTGGTCTATTCGGGAGCAACGTACGGATGGAAACTACTGGAGAAATAATATGGCAACTTACGCATCTCTTCGATATAATTTTTCAGGTACAGGTTTAACAGGTGTTAACAAAACAGCAAATAACCTAAATGATGTTGCTTCAGCATCAAGTGCTAGAACAAATCTGGGTGTCGCAATTGGTAGCGATGTCCAAGCTTTCATTTCTGCAACAGCAGGAACCAATGCTAACGGCACACGTACGGTAAGCACATCAGATCCAAGTGGTGGATCAAATGGTGACATTTGGTATAAATATAGCTAATGCATAATGCCAGTTTATGTTAAAGATGGAGGCGTTTGGCGTACAATAGATAGAGTCTATGTACGTGATGCTACATCCTTCACTAACAAAACGGTTAATAATGTTTACATAAAAGATGGTGGAAGCTGGCGTGAAGTTTTTATCATTTATGATACCACTTCTTTTTCTACAGCGACAGGCACTGTTCCCGTTCCTTCTTTAGCAAATGCTATACACGTACAATATGCTATTGGAGGTGGCTCAGGTGGATACAGAGGTGCTGACTATGATAAAGCTGGTGGTGAATCAGCAGGACCAGGTGGAGCATCAGGTGCTTATATTTCAGATATGGTATTTAATATAACAGGTGGTGAAACATTAACAATCAACGTGGGATCAGGTGGAGCTGCAGGTACAGGAACATATTCAGGTAACTCAGGAACAGGAGGTAATACTTCTATATCAGGAACATCTACAGGACCTATATTTACTTTAGGTGGTGGAGCTGCTGTATCCGTATCAGGTGGAGGTGTACAAGGTCCTCTTCGTACAAATAATGCTAGTACAGGTGGTACAAGAACAATAACAGCAACTCCTCGAACTTCAGGAACAACGGTAGACGGATTAAATATTACAAGTTTTCAATCAGGACCAAGAGGTGCTTTCAATCAACAAGGAGACGGAACAGCAGGAGCAAATCCTGGAAACTGTTCTGGTGATAACTGTACAATTGGTGGTGGAGATGGAGGTGATCCTTACGGTGGTTCTGTTACCACGGGTGGTACAGGTGGTGCAAATGGTAATGTAGCAGGAACAGCTGGCACAAGAGGTGGCGGCGGTGGAGGAGGAGGCACAGAGCCTGGTTCTTCATTAGGCGGTGCTGGCGGTGACGGTGAAATTAATTATAGATTTATGAGGATTGCATAATGTTAACAAAATTAAACTTAGCTCCTGGTATTGATAAACAAGATACAGAATACGGTGCTGAAGGTCGTTGGACCGATGCACAAAATGTACGATTTCATTACGGCTTACCACAAAAAATAGGGGGTTGGACAACAATTATTACAGACACCCTTATTGGTGTTGCAAGAGATCAACACACATGGACAGATCTTAATGGTGTTAGGTACGCGGCCATCGGCACAGACAGAAAATTATACATTTACACGGAAGGTACAGCATATGATATAACACCTATACGTCGTGGTCCTACATCTTTAACAAATCCTTTTACAACAAATGGAACTAACAACGTCACCGTAGCGGATACAGGGCACGGTGCGATACAAGGTGATTTTGTAACCTTTGATTCTTTCTCTGCTATTGACGGTTTAGATATGAATAATGAATTTGAAATTACATCTATTACAGATGCAAACTCTTATGTTGTAACACATACAGATACAGCGACAGGCTCTACAGCAGGAGGCGGTGGTACAGGTAATGCAAATTATCAAATTAGTATTGGACAAGAAACATCAACCTATGGTTATGGTTGGGGTACTGACGCATGGAATGTTGATGCTTGGAACACACCACGATCTACATCTACCGTAACGATTGATGGTCGTAACTGGTCTTTTGATACGTTTGGTGAAGACTTAATTGCAACCGTACATAAAGGATCTACTTATCGTTGGGATACATCATCAGGAACCTCAAGCAACAGAGCTGCTGTTATTTCACAAGCTCCTACAAGTTCACGGTTTAATCTTGTTTCCATGCCTGATAGACATGTCTTTTTATTTGGTACAGAAACAACAATTGGTACAGCTTCTACGCAAGATGATTTATTCTTGCGTTTTTCCTCCCAAGAAGATTATACGGATTGGACACCTGCTGCAACAAACACAGCAGGTTCCTTCCGTATTCAAGATGGATCAAAGATTGTGGCAGCAACAAGATCACGTAATGCGGTGTTAGTTTGGACAGACACTTCTTTACATGCATTACAATTTGTTGGTGCTCCTTTTACTTTTTCTCTTGTACAATTAGGTGGTGGATGCGGTGCTGTTGGCGTTCATTCTACAGTGGATATTAATGGTGTTGCGTATTGGATGTCACAGAATGCGTTCTTCTTATACGATGGTACAATTCGTAAATTACCTTGTTCTGTACAGGACTTTGTCTTTGAAGATTTTAGCGCGGCTCACCAACCAGAAACATTTGCAGGAGTGAATTCAGAGTTTAATGAAATTACATGGTTTTATGCGTCTGCTGATTCAAACTATATTAATAGATCCGTAACGTACAATTATTTAGAAAAGACATGGTATACCAATACATTAGCAAGAACAACATGGACAGACTACGGTGTCTATCAACAACCTTATGCAACATTATATAGCCCTACATCTTTACCAACAACGCCTACTGTATTAGGTGTAACTGCTGGTGCTACCACTTATTATCAACAAGAAACAGGAACGGATGATAACTTAACAGCAATGACAGCTTTTATACAGTCAGGTGATTTTGATATTCAAGACGGACAACAATTACTACATATCAGTCGCGGTATTCCTGATTTTAAAAACCAAACAGGTAATGCAACAATTACCATGAACTTTAAAACATATCCAAATGATACATCATCTACTACTGTTACTAGAACAGTTAATTCTAGCACGACAAAATTTGATACACGTGGTAGAGGTAGACAAACAAATTTAAAAATTGAAAGCACGGATCTTGGCGCAAACTGGCGATACGGTACATTGCGTTTAGATGTGCAACCAGATGGAGGTAGATAATGGCTAAAATAGCAACAACAAGATTACCTGATGCAACGCCTGACTATCAGGCAGAACAGTTTAACGCACTCATTCGTATTCTTGAACAAATTACACAACAATTAAACTTTGGTTTTCAACAAGACATAAAAGACGAATCAACGGCTAGGAGCTGGTTCCGTGTCTGATATTTTTATTAGTAAATCAGCAGTGGGCACAGGTAGTGCGGTAGCAACATATACCGTACCAACAGCCGACTCAGGAGCCGTGCCTCCCGTCCCACCGACCACGGCCATTATTAAAAGTATTCGTCTATCCAATCAAACAGGTGGTGCGGTAACAACAACAGTATCTGCTTTTGATAACAGTGAATCGGATAGAGAAATACCTTTGTATATAAACAGTTTAGCAGATGCTTCAGAAATAGAAGTATTATCAGAAGGCGTTCCTATTGTATTAGAACAAGGAGATGCTATTAAGTTAACAGGATTAAACGTAAGAATATTAATTAGTATAATGGAGATAACGTAATGTCAGAGATAGGTAAAAAAGTACAAGACGCTGAAGTTATTGGTTACGAAGAAGTAAACGGTAATAAAGTTCCTGTTTTAAAACCAGAGGTTTGGGAAAAAGTATATTGTAGTAATTGCAGTAATGAAGTTGATTCTGAAGAATTAGCAACAGGTGATTGTAGCGACTGTGGTAATCCTTGGGCTTCAACGAAGACCAAAGATGTTACCATTCGCGTTGTTAAAATGCCAGACGTTTTTGGATCGGGCGGAGAACTTTAGTTTTTCCTGCACTCGCAGTTTTCATCACAGTGACTTGATTCGTCTTTCTGATGTCTCTCTAATTCTCTTTCCATAGTTAATAAACGTTCGTGATAGCGCCCCACCTTGTCAGCGAGGACAGCTATGGCTTTTAGTACTTCTTGATTTTCCATATTGTCTCCTGTGATTTGTATTTTGGTGAGAACCTAATCTAAACATATTTTCTCTCCAATCAATAATCTTTTTTAAAATTGTTTTCTTGACAAGTTATTCGTGTTCTGCGTAGTCGACAGATAAATATTCTATCTTTGTTACCCAACCTTTTGGTATAGCAATAGCGCCACCACCTGATATATCATCTTTATCTTTACTATAAGAGCGCATAATAATTACTTTCTCCTTGTTATTGTGAACTAACCACCCCACTTCTTGGCATGTTGCTAAAGGAGCACTCATTACGTCCTTTATATCTAGCCAACCTGTCTCTGTATCACGGGCATCGAGCCACGTCACACGGACCATGGGTACTTTCTTAATGTCAAAGCTCATATTTCTGATTGCACATTACACGAAATTTGCCTAT